GGGGCAAATTCATGAGCCTGGTGAAGTTTAACAGTGAAATTGGTCGCCTGAACGGGCGCTATGGGGTGGAGTCATGATCGGATTAACACCACGTCAGAGTGAAGTGCTGGATGCCATCAACCTCTACAAAGAGCGCACTGGCTTTCCGCCAACGTTATCAGAGCTTACAGAGTTGATTGGATGCTCATCCGGTAACACCGCTGCAGGCCATGTGAAATCACTCCAGAAGAAGGGTTACATCTCTGTTGCGCCTGGCGCAGCGAGGGGGATAACAGTTTTGAAAAGCGAATGTGATATGGATGCCGTTTCGATCATCAAGGCGCTTGTTAACGATGAACAAGATTCCAGAGAGAACGCCGTCGCCTGGCTGGAAGAGCGCGGGGTTAAACCATGAAGCTGGTCCTTCCTTTTCCGCCAAGCGTTAACACGTACTGGCGCGCCCCGAACAGCGGGCCGCTCAAAGGTCGGCATCTTATCAGCGCAAAGGGCAGGGCATACCAGAGCGCAGCATGTGCCGCCATCATTGAACAGCTTCGCCGCCTTCCGAAACCGTCAGCGGCAGCAGCAGCGGTAGAGATCGTCCTCTATCCACCAGACGCGCGCCGCCGGGATATCGACAACTACAACAAGGCGCTATTCGACGCTCTCACTCATGCAGGCATCTGGGAGGACGACTGTCAGGTAAGACGAATGCTGGTGGAGTGGGGCCTCAGGTACCTGGTGGAAAGGTGGATATCACGATCACCAAGCATGAACCGTTGGCGGGTGCAGCCGCCTGATAAGTGGAGATACGCATGAACCAGACAAATGTATTCAACCTTTGCACAACACATCACGCGGCTTCCGCCAGCCAGATGATAACAATGTCCAGCCGGGACATCGCCGCGCTTGTCGGATCACGGCATCCTGATGTTTGCATTACGATTGAGCGACTGATGAGTAAAGCAGTCATTGGGGGGTATACGGCATTGCCGTACACCCATCCGCAGAACGGCCAGGAGTATCACCACTACCAGGTGAATAAGCGTGACAGTTATGTGATTGTTGCGCAGCTCTGCCCCGAATTTACTGCCCGCCTGGTTGACCGCTGGCAGGAACTGGAAAGCGGACAACAGATGAGCGTTCCTCAGTCCTTGCCAGAGGCGCTGCGTCTTGCTGCTGATCTTGCCGAGCAGAAAGAGAGGTTGACGCTTGAACTCGCTGCAGCAGCACCAAAAGTCGAATTTGTAGATCGCTACTGTACCGCCAGCGGATCGCTCTCATTCCGCCAGGTGGCAAAACTGCTTAAAGCCAAAGAGACGGAATTTCGCCTTTTCCTGATCGAAAACGAAATCATGTACCGTCTTGGCGGAACGCTGACGCCGCGGCATCAGCACATCGCCGCGGGGCGCTTTGAAGTTAAAACAGGAACATCTGTCGCTTCAAACCACGCATTCAGCCAGGCACGATTTACTGCGAAGGGTGTGCGCTGGGTAGGTGGCCTCTGGGCGGAGCATATCGCTAAGGGGCAGATGGCGTGAGAGCTTTACTGACACCTGAAATTGCACCCATTGCTGGTGTAGTCCTCTTTCGCCCCGGTAGCGAACTGATGTGGCTGTTCCGGCAAGGGCGCGTTGTGATCGAAATTCCCGGCGAGCAGCTGGCGGATATGCCTTCCGGTGCCTTACCACAGTCCCATCAGCCGCTGGCTGGGGATGCCAGTTTGCTGCCTGTTTTTGAAAACGCCAGGGTGATCCAGCGTGCTGGTGGTCTGGCTGTTCTTGATGCCTGGTTGATGAAAAAACGAGAATGCCAGTGGCCTCATAACGACTGGCACGCGGACGAATTCACCATCATGCGCCACGAACCCGGCAGTATTCTCCTTTGCTGGGGATGTGATAACCAGTTGCGTGATCAATCCACTGAACGGCTGGCAGGCATTGCCCGTAAAAACCTGGTATCCTGGCTGTTGAAGACCGTAAGCGGTCAACTTGGCTTCAGTGAAGACCATTTGCTTACGCTGCCAGAGTTCTGCTGGTGGCTGGTAAAGAACGGGCTGGCAGATGTTATCCCGGAGAGTATGGCAATCAAGGCTCTGAGGTTGCAGCCTGAACCCATGCAATCTGTAATGCGCGAAAGTGATATCACCCCATCGTTACCAGTTGTAGAACTGCTCCAGGAGAAAGCAAAAAAGATAGTGGCGGTGAAGGTTGATCCAGATACCCCGGAATCCTTCATGCTCAAGCCGAAGCGCCGCCGCTGGGAAAATGAGAAGTACACCCGTTGGGTTAAGACGCAGCAGTGCATGTGCTGTAACAACCCGGCAGATGATCCCCACCACCTGATAGGCCACGGGCAGGGTGGAATGGGTACAAAGGCGCATGACCTGTTTGTGATACCTCTGTGCAGAGAGCATCACGACGAGTTGCACGCTGGCCCTGTGGCATTTGAAGCGAAATACGGCGACCAGTTAACGCTGTTGTTTCGGTTTTTAGATCGTGCGCTGGCTATCGGCGTACTGGCGTAGTGGAGACGCAAAATGATAAACCCTTCTGAAGTTGGCAAGGCGGGCGAAATGGTTCGCCTGCGCACTCTCGAAAGCATCTGGATTCAGGGCAAGCTCCGCATGTGGGGCCGCTGGTCTTATATTGGCGGCGGTTCTGGTGGCAACATGTTCAATCAGCTACTTGCATCCTCAAAAATCACCAAAACAGCCATTAATGATGCGCTACGCCGTATGAAAAAATCCGGCATCAGTAAACCTGAGCTTGAAGCGTACCTGCGTGAAATCCTTAACAGCAAAAATAAAAGTGGTCTGGCGTTCTGCACGGATGAAGAGGGTTTGTTAGTGGACAAAACTATTGCATCGGTACTTATGAACGATGAACACCGGGGGCTATACGGTGTCATTGTTGACCGCCATAGACTGCGCAAGAGCAAGTTCCAGATGGCAAATGAGCTGCATGTCAAACACCCTGACTGGACCCTAATCACTTGCCGTCGCCGCATTGACACATGGCTAAGTTTGGCAGAATCGATCCTGTACGCTCCAGTTTGTGACGCGTTCGGCACAAATAGCGACATATTCAAGTTGCAGGATGAGCATAAAAGTGCTTAAATTGTGGTAGGCTCGGGACGTTAAAGCGAACTGAGCAGCAAAACAAAAAGAAACCCGCCACCGAGCGGGTTTTTAATTATTAAAGCAGCCCTATTGCCCCGCCAGCGATAGATGTCACCAAGGGATGTTCAGCAAACCGCCGAAGAAGACTTTTTGCTTCTTCTTTTTCTTGTGGTTGGGCAGATGAGTTATCAATTAAGTTAATGAGCGTTTCAATGCTATTGGTGATTTCCTGACGATTGTGATTACCTATTTGAACATTGCCGCCGTGAATATTGATCTGCTGTGATGAGAAGGCAGGCATAGTCTTCTTAGGACCAACTTTAAGCTGATAGTGAGGACCGAACCCTCCTATGCCGGTATCGTAGAAATTCGCTTTATAAATTTCCTTGTGTTCTTCTTTTCCGTTCGGAAGCACACGTACTACCGTATCACCATCATCTACGTCAGCCATTTTGTCATTTACTATGACTGTGTCCCCGGCAAATTTTGCTTTATAAGGACCAACTCTGGTTCCGTCGTTTTTCAAGATAAAGGCTTCTTCTTTTGCTGAAAACATTTTAGCTCCTGTGTGGTAAAGCCAGAGGAAACTGGCTGATTACCTTTATCCTGAAATTTTTAAAGTGTATGCGATTTGGATCAAACGATGAGCAATTGCCATTAACATTTACCAAAATATAAACAAACGCAAAGCCCATCACACGAAACGCATCTGCAAAAATTAATTTCTTAAACAGGCTGCCATTCGGCGGCCTTTTTGAATTTCAGGCTCCCGGCTCCCCCATCACTCGTCTTGTCGTTAATTCATCCGGAGAGCCTGATCCCTCCAACACAACACCCGCGAACAGCGAGGTGAGAGACATGTCAAATATGAGCAAATTAGCTTCTGGCGCTGCCTATGGCGCATCAGCCGGGACGGTAGCTAATGGCGTACTGACCCGGCTAAGCCCTGATGAATGGAGTGCCATTGGCGTAATTGCCGGTATTGTCGTGGCGCTTCTCACCTTCGGGATCAACTGGTACTACAAACGAAAGACCACACTGGCGCAGATCGAGGCTTTCCAGCGCTGGCCTAATCCATCAGCTTTTAAGGAGGATTGATGCCTTTTTCAACTCCTTTGCGAAGAAAGCTGATCGGGGCGGCTGGAGCGGGTGCGCTTGCGATAGCCACCATTTTCCTTGGCGGCAGGGATGGCGTGGAAGGTCGTAAGTATGAGGCCTACAAGGATGTCGCCGGGGTGTGGACGGTATGTGATGGTCACACAGGCAGAGACATTGTGATCGGGAAGAAATACACCGATCGGGAATGTGACGCTCTGCTCTGGAAAGACCTTCAGCCAGCCAAGAAGCAAGTAGACAGGCTGGTAAAAGCACCTCTGAACGAATACCAGAGAGCAGCCCTTTACAGCTTCGTCTTTAACGTAGGGACGGATGCCTTTTCCAAATCAACTCTGCTCCGCAAGCTGAACAAAGGCGATCAGGCTGGCGCATGTGAAGAAATGCGACGGTGGGTTTATGCAGGAGGCATGAAGTGGAAAGGCCTCCAGAACCGCCGGGAGATGGAGCGCAGCATGTGCCTGGCGGAGAGCAGCAATGACCTTTGACTGGAAACCTTTGCTTTTGCTCGTAGCGCTGATGCTATTGGGCGGCCTTGCGTACTGGTTCTATGGCATAGCTGAAGAGCAACGCCAGCGCGCCGACACCGCCGAGCGGAATCTGAAGCTGGCGAACGACACGATAACCGACATGCAAACCCGTCAGCGTGATGTCGCTGCACTGGATGCCAAATACACCGGAGAACTGCAGGATGCAAAA